CTTAAATCAGAGCCTTCTAAACTAAAAATACTAAACTAATAGAAAAAAGGAGAAGCATAAAGCAACATGAAATAAGCGGAATACATATTTTATAAAGTGGTGAGATTAAAAATCGACGTAGGAGTCAAAGAATAAGCATCGGGGGGGGGGGCGTTGTACGTAGCAGTATTATCGCACGCAATTTGGATGGTCGGCACGCCTTTGAATACACCAAAGCGAGCCTCATCACCCAAAGCGGCATAGATCTCAACTTCAGTAGTAACAGGAATGGGCGCCGCGGGCGTACCAGTAAGACTAGTAACCTGCGGATTAAAAAAGTCAATAACTAACGTTCCAAGGTCGGATTCAGTAGTATACGCATTTATACCCGTCTGATACGGCTGCTGCAATATAAAACTCTGGGAAGAAATAAACGGAATTTCGAACTCAAGCGATTTCTGTGTAGAATTCGCGATTTCGAAATGACGCTTATCCCTCACCAAAGTCGAATACGGCGTAGCAGAAGTACCATCCGGAATAAGTGATATAGCAGACTGATAAGAGCCGAAACTCTCTTGTGAGACAGTGGAAGGGTAGTAACGAACCTTAGTCGTCATACCTATTTGTGCTGATTTAAGAACTATCTTAAAGCGAAGCGGACCGCGAAAGCCCGCATAAAGCGAACTAATATAGCCAAATAAATTGCCAAATTCAATATTGGCATAAGGGAGCGAAGAAGCTCCAGGAGTCGCTCCGCGGAGAACGTCAACCACGTCAAAATATAACGTAGCATTAGCTCCCGTGGAGTAAGTCGTGGAGTTCGACGGGGTCAGATTAACTGAACCAGATAGTATATGATGATACTTCTTAAGCACTTGTGAAAGTGACTCAATAGACTTGTCGTGCATATCAACACGGGCCACCGAAAGGGTAGCCGGTGAGATAACATTGTCATCGACAGCAATACTAGTATTACTCATAGGACTGGAAAGGACGGATTCACCCAATAAATTGGGAACAGCCGCCACATTAGGGTACAAAGAATTTGCAGTTCCAGAAAGACTGGAAACTGCATAATCAGCAGCACCCGCCAGATACAAGTTATACGTAATGTTATCGACAACATTGTTTGAATTGGCAAGTTGATTGAGCACAACGATATAAATCGTGCCCATAGAAGTCTTGTCATTATCAAGAGCGCCATAAGGCATGTGCAATTGAGAATAAGCAGATACATAAGGAACAGTAAACTCGAACTCCGTGGCTCCCTGGTTTACCTCAAAGGCATAACCATACTGTGACGCAGCGTCGTCAATAGGATATGAGCCGGTGGCGGCACTAGAATAATTTCCGTACTGCACAGCGACAAAAATCTTAGTGACGTGAAACGTCGAAGCAACTACTTGCAATTTGTACGTGAGCCCACCCTTCCAATATCCAAACGGATAGGAAACATATTGAAGAAGAGGAACTGGATTCTTTCTGGGCAAAAACGTAGCCGTAGTCGTCCACATAGGTACCGGACAGGGAGTCATTGAAAATTGACCCAACACTGTATTAGGACCTTGGGCGATAGTCTGCGTAAATGAACCCATATAAGAAAACTTCCTCTTGAGATAGTTAAAGTCCATCTCTTCGAGATCAACACCAAAGGTGCTGGGCTCGATTTCTTGCATCTTATCCGGGAAAAGCGTAAACTTATCGACGTAATCGATCTCAATCGCACTATTTGCATACTGTGTACCAAGCATCTTCATCGGCGGGCTTCTCTCAATACTAGTGGGCTTATCTAAACCCATAAAACTAGTAACTGTATTGATAGTATCTGCAATGACATTTCGCGGCAACATCCGCTGAATAAGATTACCTGGCTTTTCACCAAGCATACGTTCCAAAATACCCTCGCCAAACAAAGCGGCAGGGGGAGCAATCGGGACGGGAACCTTAAACTGCGAATTTTTAAACTGCGCAATCAGAGAGACACTAACAGTGGTAGCACCACCGCTCGCAACCTTTAAAGGGTTGAAAACAGTGATGCCCACTAAACCATTACAGTTAGCAGTACTACCATTGGCACTATTAGTAAGCGTATTATAAAAGCGGGGATTAATAAACGGAATAGTCATACAAGCACTTGTAGCACTATTTGCATGCAAAACAACATGCTGTAAAGAAGTAATCGACGAAAAATTGGCATTCACCACAGAATAATTGGCAGAACCCGTTCCCACCAGAGGAAGGTAATACATGATCACCGTTCCCTGATGGAAAGGAGTGCCATTCACCTGCAAATGAAGCTCAATATCGCCTCTCCAATAAAGAAAATTTTGAAAAGGCATAGAAAAGAATTTGGAAGAAGCATATATATCAGTTGGAATATTTAAAGCAGCTAGACTATAATGCGAAGACCTTGTAGTGGCCCACGCATACGAGCCAACGACTTGAGGGCGTTCGACCATTTTCACCAAGTCCCAGGTGGGCTCGGCGATCGTGGCCATTTCCCTTATCGAAACGGCTCCTTCCCTAACAGAATGAGCACCCATAGGACGGGTGTGAATATTTACACCAAGAGGTCTCGAATCCAATTGCAAATTGCCAGCAGTTCCACGAGGGGACTCACCAGCAGTTTCCATTTTCATCTCAACCAAAGGCTTAGACGTTGAAGCCGTCTGAGCCTGTAAAATCTGACTAGATTGTTTTGTGTCTGAAGAAATTTCAGCAGCCGACACTGGAGCTGCATCACCATTATTAGATTGATTGGAAGCCATACTCTTTTACGCTCACCGCATGGCATGACAAAAGACGGGAGCGAGATTATTTTATTTACAATATGATCACTTGCAACTTCGCACATGTAGAAAATTCTAACTAAAACTACACATTTATAACGTTAATACAAATAAAAACTAACTAATTCAACTCTAGGAGATCAAAAAACTCACCAGAATTATATAAAGACACTAAATAGTCCTCCGTTAGCAGAGGAACATACATCTGTTTCGCTTTGAGAAACGAACTGACATGAGACATTAACTCATCATAATCAGCATGAAGAAAAGCTTCACGCTGAAAATTTTGAATCTTAATCTCAGTCAACTCGGACCTCCGAAACTCATCCTTAACAAAATTTAACGTCGAACACATCGACAACTTCTCAAGAGGGGCCACAACACCAAGTTTACGGTGTAACGCAAAGCCTCTCTTAAGAAAAGTGCAGTCATACACAGAACGCGTAACATAAGTCCACTCCCCCTTATCAGCGGGAGTGAAATCCATGCCTAGCTCCCTGAATATTTTCTGCACACCCTTGGCATTAAACCAAGACTTAACAACATCACTCACACCTGTGAGTGAATCATCTCCATACGCAACAAACGCAACATTATTTAAGTAGAGTGACAACTTGGGCAAAGACCCATGCACACTACTATACAAACGCGCAAACGCATACAAATTATACAACTTATTAATGAGTGAATTGTAATCAGCAGTCGGTAAACGACCAGACGGAAGAGAATGTGTAGTTATATAAGCTTTATCAGTATTTACGTGCGGACACGAAACCAATAGCTCAAGTAACTGCGACAAAATCATCTTATCTCCATCTGACCCAATAAACTTACTGACTATCAACTCATTCAAAGTACGTTGAAACACGGGATTCATATTTTTATCCCATTTAGACACATCACCATCAAACACATTATCACCAAACTTGGTGACAAACTTCAACAGACGTTCCCACTCACTCGAGAGCGGGTTTATACCTACCATAACTCCAGTTTGAAACGCATTTTCATGCAATTTCTCAATGAAATCCAGTAGATACTCTCTTTCTAACATAAACACATCAAGAGGGGCAGCCGCAAATAATCGCGGCTTGTCCTTCTTCTCGACATTACGCAACTCATCTTTCAGACAGTCTTTGTGGTACGACTTAAAGTCATACACATCATCGACTATATCACGACGAAGTTTCGCAATCGCAGCATTAAGCTGCGCGTTCGCATGCAGCGAACCATCTTCATCTTTATCAAAATAAACACTCTTTTTTCCAGGAAAAGCGTAACCGGCGCTGGTAGTCAAATCAATCTTACCATTGCCGTTTACACCGTTCGCAGCTTCAAAAGCGCTCACTTTTCTAAAGTCACTAGGAATTAAAGCACTGAGGGCATCCTTTGCCCACTTCAACGACTTCATATCAACATGAGCCGTATCTTCCATCGCTGGAAGAGCCATCTCTAACGTAGAATCACGACCAGCTGGTCGAAGATTCGCCGGTACTCTGAGGACGGGAAAAATTTCGTAAACATCCGAGGGGACAATAGTAGTCTCCTTCGGGTTCATCACAAAAACATTCTCGTCCACAACAACACCGGCGTTTCCAAACTTTTCATCTCGTTGGGGAATATAAACTCCCTTATCACTAAACATAAATTGCTTAAAAACATCAAAACTAGCTCGAGAGAAGATACGCGAATATCCTCTCCCAAGAGCTGGGTTACCTGCTACATGATGACCGAATACAAATCCTTCTCTATTAACTAGGGAAGAACCACATAAACCATCACCACGTATCGAGTACTCAGCATCATTCTCATCAACACTTCCGACAAAACCAGAAGCACACTTATAACTAGTACGAAAATCAGCTAAACTGACTTTCCCTACACTTACAACACCAGCGGGCGGACACAAAAAAGCATCCACATTACTAGACGAAGTAACCTTAGGAATAACCTTGAACAAAATAGGAACTGTGCGCTGTAACGCAAAAATAGCTAAATCATCACGATCTGACATATACACAACCTTAGCACATATACCATCATACACAATTTTATCATGTGTATAAACCTTAACATAATAAGTCTTCTTACTATCAAGACTCGGTAAAATATGTCTAACTGTAGAAAAATGCCGACCTGACATTAGCGCCGTAGAGGTGCCAACATCAGCTCCATCTTCTTCCACAACTTTGACAACAACCGAGTTCTTACGAAAAACGTCCAATTGTGGTGAAATAGACTCGGAATTAGCATGTTTGAAATACTGTTCCAAATCACCTTCACCACGATAGACGCTCCTCGTACTCTTATCAACTACACTAGACTTATAATACTTACGCTTACCTTTGCTTTGTAAATTCAGGTTTTCATCCTTTCGAACTACAACCTTTGGTTTACGCCATCGCACACCTAAGTATGCCATAGCGCCAACAAACAAACTAACAAAAATAAGCCACCATTTATCAACAACACGATAATCAATACACTCAGCAAAAAAGTCAACAAACATATCAATACCTGAATACCAGGTAAAAGCAACACTATCACTACACTTACTAGCTAAAGCACAAACTCTCTCATACAAACCCTCTCCTTCAAGAGAGGGGTAGGCACCCTTAACAGGCGCCGTAGCTCTGACATAATCATCCATACGCTTTCGCGTATCCTCCTTAATAACTTCATACCATTGCCGGAAAATATACTCCTCCGGCTCACAATCAACTCCAAGAGGTGGAGTGAACTCAAGCGTGTGGACTCTCACCCACATCGACTTGGTGGTATCACGTCGCTTAATAGCAAGCGACCCCTTATATTCTCCAGTCACCTTATCAAACTGCATCTGACTAAAATCAACTAATTGGATGCGGCGATAAAGCGCCTCTAAATCTTGGATGGGGTCAACAGGAGTAATTCGCAAATCAATATTATTGGTGGTAGCCATCATCACACGCGACGTAAATCGCTTCATATCCTTATTCTCAACAGCGGCACAATCTAAAGTATACTGCGCCGAAGACACCATATTAATAATGTCAGCATACTGATAAACACCACGCTGACCAATATCATCAACTAAATAACAAAACTCACCATTATACGCATCATGAAAGTTCTTCTGATCAGCATGCGTCGTATGTATATAAGTGGAATGGTTCTGTTTCAAACGCTGTTCCATCATCATCATCAAATTAGACTTACCTGTACCAGGCAAGCCCCACAACAAATAAAAAACGGGTTCAACACGACGAGTATTTATAGCGTACTCAATCTGCTTAACATATCGCAAACACCTCTCGAAAATAGACTTAAATCCTTGAGGCAATCTATCATACACTACTAAATTAGCATCTCGCCAATCACAAGCCATTCTCCAATGTTCCAAAAAGTTGCGCTGCGTATTTAAATCATACACAGCACTAGCCTTATCATGAAACAACTGAAGATCAGCAAGCAATAGCTTTCTAATATTATACACTGACGAACACGGCACACAACTAACAGCCGAAGCCAAAAAAGCAACCATGGACTCAGGCATTCCTACGCTCCTCGCAAGAAACACAGGGATGTCCAAAATCCACGCTAACATATCACTAACTACATTAGAATCATCAAGCAACTTATCACGGGTATACAAAGGCATCTTCGCAAGAATTCCCTTCACCTGTTTAGGCAAAAGAAACTCGAGCGCAGCCACAAAAGCCATACTCTCAAATGCGCTTCCCGCTTCAGGAAACACATAATTCTTAACACTGCGCATCGCCTTATTCAGACTCTGCATAACAGTATAATCCTTATCACTACACAAAACGGAAAAATGGGTAACTAACTTATAAATCGAAATAATCGAAGAAGAAATAACTAAAGCACTACTCAGAGAAAACAAATTCTTAACATCAGCAAATAAATCATTTAAACGAACCAAGTTGTTTAGGCATTGAATAACATCAAAAACAAACTCAGTCCATTCAAACGCTTTCTTCGCACTCTCAAACAAACTCTGCATATTCAACACTAACTGCAACAAATGCTCACTAATACTAGCAGCATTTGAAACCGAACGCGCAAAATCTACGAAAACTTGTTTAATATCAGAAAAAATACTCTCACCATACAACTTAAACTTACTACTATGGTAGGCAGCCGAGACTACGTCTCTCTTAAAGGGACTAATAATCTTAGCTCGCCCACGATCCAACACGTGCATCTTAGCACCAGGATATCGCTCTCGCCAATCCTCTGGAAAATGAGAAACTCGAATAAAATTTTTATGAATAAATACAAAATGAGCAATATTGTCGCTGGCACGACTAAAGAAGTTAGACGGGGGTTGAGTAAACGAATTCATTATAGCGGACTTTTCATATGGGTTTTAAAATCGCTCCTTAGGCCGGAGTCAACCTGCTCAACACTGCAAATGCGACGTTCTACTACACGGGTCACGCATGACAAAACATATAAACGTCGAAAACATGTAAATATATAAAATAATAAAATATCAAAGTTAAATAAAGAAAAATGTACTAAATTCAATAAAATCTCACCAGTGATACTAGCACAGTCTATCACGGGAAAACTATAACTCAACGAAATTCAAAAACGATTGTGGGTCGTACAACCACTTGGAAGCACTAGATAAAAACCCAGTTAATGCCGAAGCAAGATCGAAAAAGACCGGAATCAATGAAATCACAATAATACACTTAAAAATACTAACAATGAGTTTCTGTGATATATAAAATAAAAACTAACTAAATACACTGTTTTTGGGATCAACTTCTCGCAGACTTACTCCCACTAACACACCCTGCCAGGGGTATAAACGTAGGGCAGCCGTAAATAAAGAAGAAAAATCATTTTAAAATTACTTTGCGCACAGAAAAAGCGCAAAAGAAGAAGAAATAAAATAAAATAAAATAAAAGAAATAAATAAATAAATAAAATAAAAACGAGCAATAAAGACTCTAAATAAAAGCAAAAATGAACAAAATAAACTACAACAAAAGATCACTGTTTTAAGAAAAATGTAACAAAAATTCACTCTATAACTCATATAAACAGAGTTTATATATGGCACTGCGTGTCATAAGATAGTAAAGGTTGGGTTTGTTCCCCAATCTTCACTACGGACTGGTATATTTATATCAATCCTAGGTCTCGAATTAAGAGATATATTTAAATATGTAAGCTTTTACCTCACCAAAAACACATTGTGCATACGCGGAATTAACCGCGTATGCACA